TGAACCTCCTTGGCTTGGGTGCCGTGTCTGAACTCATCCTCGCGGCGGACGCAGGGGAACGCCCGCCGTCTGGGGAGGTCAGGCGATGCGCCAGACGCGGAATTTTCCGTCGGGTTCGGTTCGGCAAGTGAACCGCTTTTTGTGTCGGTCACCGTAAGCGTAGGCCGCGCTGCGCACGTTCCCCGTCGCATCCGCAACGAAGCAGTCGCCAACGTCCATCTCGGCAAAGGGGTAGATAGGATTTGGGCCACCGCCGTTTAGCGGCGGCGCCATGCCTTTCTCAATTTGATATTGTGCTGTCGCCATTTCCCTCACCTTTCGTTTGTTCGGTGAGGTAACGTTCGGCTTTTCTGAACGCTATGTCAATAGGGTCCGTTCGATTTTTTTGAACGCGCCAAATCGACCGCGACGAATCACGTTCGGAAATTGCGGAATGCGGAGGTTATCCGGCCTTGCGGGTCTCGGTCTCTCTATCTTCCAGATCGACCACGGTCCCGCCATGCGGAATCTGCACCATCTCTTCGGCGAGCTTCCGGATGCGCCGCTGGGCCATCGCATCGGCGGGATGCATAAGCAGCTCGAAGGGTTGGACATTGAGGGCGTGGGCGATGTCATTGAGAATGTCGCGATTGTAGCGCTGCTTCCCGTTCGCGAGGTCCGAAACCTTCGCCTTCGGATAGTCAGTGCGCCGGCCAAGCTCCGCCTGGCTCACCTGGAGCGTTTCCAGCCACTCGTTCAGATACCAATCGAGCACGATCAGATTGTACGGAAGCCGCCGATATCTGGCGTTCCGTAAAACCTGAACCGAGCCTATTGACTTTTGGTTCAGAAAATCCGAACGAGGCGTCATGACACTTTCCGAATGGCGCAAGAAGAACGGCCTGTCGCTCGATGCGCTTGCGACCCAGCTCGACAAGAGCAAGGGCCACATTCACGCTGTCGAGAAAGACAATTACGCTTCGGCGCGGCTGGCGCTCGATATCGAGAAGCTGACCTGCGGCGAGGTCGATGCTGCATTCCTGAACCCTGAGATTGCCGAAGCTCGGCGGGCTGCGGCCTAATGGCAGGGCAGCGCAGCAACCTTGCCCAGCTGTTCGACTTGCCACTTGGCGAGCAATTCGCTGGCCTGCAGGTAGCTTCGGCGGAACGCGCTCGGCCGCATACAGCGCCGGATGGTGAGCGACCCGATGTGGTCGGTAATGTAAATGAGGCCGTCGATAATCTCGAAATCCGGCGAGCGCTCCAACAGGATCGTCGCTTCCATATTCTGGCAGGCCAATTGTCCACTCCCCGCTCGCCGACTCGGCGTGGCAGTGGAATGCATCGCAGCTCGTTAATCCAGAGTAATAATAGCGAGTTAGCGCACATGGTCAGCGCCATCGAAATCCGCTCGCCCCAACTCCCGGCGAGCACCCGGAGCGCGGGAGAAAGCCGCCGTCTTGCCAGAGCGGCGATGCTCGGCTCGCGTTCCGGACTTCTCCAAGCCCCGCCCGGTCGGTCCTGAGCCGTGGCCGGGGTGGGGACCTTGATCGTCGTGTTTGGTGCGGTGGTCGGCGCGGTGTGGCTTCTGGCCCGCCGCGCCGCATGGGCGGACGTGCATCCGCCGCTGGCACCGCTCAGTGTTTATGGTGACTGGATCGCGCTGCCCCTGGAAGCGAAGGCGGCGGCACTCGGCAAAGGGCCGGGTGGGGGAAACGGGCCGAAAGGGCCAAGCGCCGCCGATACGCATACTCACATCGATGTTCGCACTCATCGTGACGGAGCCGGTAGGCTATGAACGGCGCGACTTTCCTTGGCAAGTCGTCGGCTGGCGTCTTGGGCGACGTCGGCACGGCCCTCTTGCAGATCAAGAACGCGCGCGGACTCACCCTTGAGGACATGGGCCGCGACATTGGTGTGTCCCGCGAGATGGCCGCTCAATACATCGCTGGCGAAGCCGAGATGGGCTTTACCAAATGGTTCAAGGCCAAGGACGCCTATCCTGAGCTTGAGGATCTGATTGCCGAAACCGCCGCCGACCGTGCGGCGAAGGCCCGCCAGCGCGCGCTCGACCTCGAACTGCCGACACGAAGGGAAAAAGCAGCATGAGCAGCCTGGTGCGCCGTATGGCAATCCGCCTGATGAAACGCGCGGGCTACACCCGAAACAAGTGGATCATCACGAAGGACGCGAAAGGCAACAAATATCCGCAGCCAGTAGCTCGCGACGGAGAGATTACCGACCGCGACGACAACCCGATTGGCCGCGACTGGCCCGCGCGCATTCCCGCCGATGCAATCCCCACGCCGCGCGAACGCAAGATCGTGAAACGCCCCGCGCGCGGGAGCCGCAGAGGGAAGCGAAACAAGACTTACATCGAACGCCGGAAGGCAATCGCATGATCCGTCTCCTCCTCCGCCGCCACTATCGCCGCATTGGAAAGCTGGGCGGACAAGCTCGGGCTGCGCGCGTGAGGGAACCTATCCGCGAACGCACCCGGCTCTTGAGGGCGGAGTGCGGGCTTCCGGAAAGCGAGGCGCTGCTGTGAGCCGCCGGGTCCGTTGGTTTAGCGAGGGCGCCGCCAGCGCGGTCGCGACGAGGCTCGACCTGAACGAATACGGTGTTGAAGCTGGCCCCATCGTTTGTTGTTCCACCGGCTCCGAAGATGACGACAACCGTCGTTTCCGCGACGATTGCGCCAAGTGGTTTGGCTGCAACATCACGATCATCAAATCGGAAAAATACAAAGACACTTGGGACGTTTGGACGAAGCGCCGCTACATGGCTGGCATCAGCGGCGCGCCCTGCACTGGCGAGTTGAAGTTCGTTCCCCGCCTCAATTTCGAGCGCCCGACTGATGTTCACATCTTCGGCTACACGGCGGATGCCAGCGACGTTAAGCGAGCCGAGCGGTTACGCGGCGAGTTCTCCAGCCTCGGCGGTGTTGTCACGCCGCTAATCGAGCGCGGGATCACGAAGGCCAACTGCCTAGCCCTGCTTCAAGACGCGGGCATCGAACTGCCCCGCACCTACGCGATGGGCTTCCCCAACGCCAACTGCCTCAAATCCGGCTGCGTGAAGGCCACGAGCGCGAGTTATTGGGCGCTGCATCGCAAGCACTTTCCGGAAGGCTTCGCAAAGACCGCCGCTCTGGCGCGGGAGCTTGGCGTCAGGCTGGCGCGCATTGGCGATGAGCGAGTGTTCATCGACGATATTCCAGAGGACTGGCCGACAACCGATCCGATTGCCCCAACGTGCGACCTTCTGTGTTCGATCAACGCGAAGGACTTGGCCGCATGAGGACGGAAGCAGCGCCCAGTTATCCCGTCAGTATCTTCATTGCGGGAGACTATGACGAAGCGCGCGACATTTGCGCGGCCTTCTGCAACGCCGTGGGTCTGTGCGTCACCGTCACGCGCACGGCCTACATTTACACGGGCGGCGAAGAGACTGGCGTAATCGTCGGCCTAATCAACTACCCGCGCTTTCCATCTGAGCCGGGCAGCATTCTGCAGGCCGCCAAGGCGCTCGCGCTGGAGCTGATGCACAAGCTCGACCAGCAGAGCGTGTCCATTCAGACGCCAGACAAAACGCATTGGTTCAGCGTTCGCCCCGCCGACATCGCGAGCGCCGCATGACCCCGCCCCGCTCGCAAGGCAATCGAGGAGCGCGACCTATGAGCGATCCGCACGTCTGTCCGCTTATCCTTGGCTTCTGCAAGAGAGGCCACCCGCGCACGAAGCAAACCACGTTCGAGCGCAAGGTACACATCAACGGCAAGGATTACATCGCCCGCGAGTGTCGCATCTGCCACTCGCTGCGGAATGTGCGGAACGCAGGCCGTGACAAAACGGGCCGCAAGAACAACTCGAAATGGCTTCGGTTCATGGAGTCCGGAGCATGATCCGTCTCCTCCTCCGCCGCCACTATCGCCGCATTGGAAAGCTGGGCGGACAAGCTCGCGCACGGCAACAGCGCGAACCGATCCGCGAACGCACACGCTGGCTGCGCGAACGGCTCGGGCTTCCGGAAGACGGGAGGCTGGCGTGAAGTGGCTTCTAGCGCTCGGCGCGGTCCTTTGGGCTCCGATCATGTGGTTCGCCCACGACAGGGCTCTGGAGCGTCACGCTGCGGTCATGGGGACGCTTTGCCTCATCGGCTACCTCATTCTCGACAAGCTCGATGAATGGCGGCGCGCATGAACGCCCCCCGCCATCTCGACCTCGAAGAATGCCCTGACGGCCTGCTCCGCAGACTCCGCGATGCTCTTGAGCGCGTGAAGGAACGGAAACAGCGCGAACGGGAGGACTGCTAGCGATGGTGGGGGTGGGGAGACACATTCCAACGGTCGCTGAAATCAAGCGCGCGGTCGCGGCTGAATACGGGGTCACGGTCGCCGACCTAGACGGCCCTTCTCGGTTTCGGCGGCATTCGCAACCGCGCCACGCGGCGATGACGCTCGCTCATCTACTCACCCGCCATTCCAAGGAACACATCTCCGTCATGTTCGGCAAGCACCGCAACACGGCAGCGTGGGCAATCGAGAGGACGCATCGGTGCCGCCGCGATGATGCGAAGCTCGACCGGGCGATGAAGCGCATTGCTCTGGAGCTGGTGCGATGAACTTCACGCGCTATCTCCCGCCGTCTCAAAAGGCGCTCGAACCGGTCCTGGACACGTTCAGTGAGCTTCTGTCGCGCGACCTGGGCTTCGATGAAATCGCGAACCGCATGAACGTGAGCAACGCCCAGGTGTGCGTGTATTTTCATCACGTCCGCTGTCGGCTCGGATTGGATCAGACGGCGTGACCGGCACGGGGGGAACAATCAGGATCGAGTTCGCTTATCCGCCACGGCAATTGAGCCCGAACACCGGCGTCCATCACAT